ATATTCGAGGATCATTTCCTGGTAATTCCGACGCGCCAAATTCTGAATTTCGGTCGCGCCAGTCTGGAGGATAACATCCTCGATGATGTCTAGCGGCAACAGCCGGGCGTGTTTGGTGATAATGGCGCGATCCACGTGGTTGCGGGTTGTGACCGCACCTAAGGTGTTGATCATATGCTCGACAAAAGCCTTGCGGGCCTTAGCCAACCGCTCGGGGCTAACACCGTGCTGTTGATAGGTCCGCATCCGCCGCTGGCGGCGTTCCTCCGGCTCCCGCGCGTGGCCGCGAGCCTCCCGCATGGTCTTGCCGCGGCCCCGCGCGGAGGCAATCCGGCGGGCGTATTCCGCCTTGTAATCGCGGGCTTTACGCGCCATTCGCTGGTTGCGTCACAGCCGGAAGCGTCATAGCGAAAAAGGGGAACCCTCGCGGTTCCCCTCTCCCTCTCAGGTGACGCTAAAGGGCAGGTAGGGCTACGCCCTTCAGAAGCTCCGTAATGCCGTCTTCCTGCTCTTGGGTGAGCTCCCCGGTCTCGGGGTGCATCTCTTCGATTTGAAGAGCAGGCGGCGGCAGCGGCGCGTCGATGATGCCGCACTCGATTGCCATTCGCCGGGCCGGGGAGAGCATTCCCGGCGGCTGCCGCACAAAGATACGGTAAACGTATCCGGTGCCGCCCTTCCTCCCTGAATCGTCGGGGAAGGCCCACCCCTCAAACCGGATTGGGCAGGAACCGGCCTTGTCGATTGCCGCCTTGACGAAGCGTTCCGCGACACCGGGCAGGAACAATTCGGTTGCGGTGATCTCGGAGGCCCGGTTGTGCGCCAGGGCGAAGAAATCCCCGATGATCCGGGTAAATTCGCCGTAGGCGCCTTCGCCTTGTGTGTGGGCGTAGGCGATGCCGGTGATCCAGCCGCATAGCACTGGCTGCTTGGTGTCGCGGGCGATCAGCCCCGCCAGCGGGTTCAGCCTCGAAAAGCTGAGATTGCCCTTTAGCTCGAAACCTTCCGGCGACAATTCATCGGCGCCGTTGTTAACTTCGCGTGTCGTTTTTGACATAATAACGATCCTTGACAGGAAACCGTCGGGGACCGGCGACGTGCTGACTGTCTCTGCAAAAGCAAGACAGCACGTCGCCGGCTGCGGGCTGGACGGCGCAGCCCGGAGAACAAGCGCAGAACGAACCTAGGGTTCCGCGCGAAATTTGAGCAATTTTGGCTAGATGCGGCGCAGCGCAGCCTTGACGTGGGTGGCAAAGCGCGACATCTAGTTCGGGAGACGGCAAGCCGCGATTTGTGGGGCACTTTGACGGGTTTCCCCTACTAAACGGTCCAGTTTTCGGCTGGCCGGATTGCGGTACACCACCGGGGAAGCGGCCTTAGGAACCGCTCTCCCCGGTTGCCGTCTACCTTCCACCCTTTGAAATAGTAGCGTCAACCGGCAATTGGTCGGGTGCGAGGATTTAATCCAAACCAAGGTTATTATGAATTAAATTCATAACAACCATGACAATCAAGCATTGGGGTTCATTAACCTGTTTCGAGCTAAATTTAGTTGAAATTGGCCGTGCCGTCACAATAAGCGGTAGGAAATTTAACACCCCGCCGACGATATTGGGCTTTGTCGGGTGAACCGTATTCGCGTAGTCTCCCCGGTGCGATTGCCTCGCTATGTCGGGGACCGGCCTTTGGCCGGGGCTTATACCGTTTTCGGGTGAGGCAATCGCAAATTCCCCCAGAACGGCATGAAACCTCGGATTTAGAGACCGCGCCTTTTGCGTGGCGGGGAAATTGCCCCGGCTGCGGCGCGTCTTAGGAACGCGCTCGCAAGCCGGGTCATCCGGTATTGAACCCATTCGATCCCGGATTTGACCGTACCACAACCGCGACGTTTGCGCGCGCGAGGTTTTGCCCTCTATGTTTCTGCCGCCCGGCCCTGACCTCGCGTGGCGCGGCAACTATGTCTCGCTGCCGGCAGCAACACTAAAGGCCCCGGTCGAGGGCAACCGTACCGTCCCCGTCGAGATTACATGGCTTCGCGACGGTACACCGCCATCCTTTTCGGTAGTATTCAATGCTCGCGAACAACGCGTTACGCCAATAACGCAAATCTCGGCAGTGCATATCTCAAACATTCATTCGGCCGTGCCTGTTAGACTGCTATTTCCCGACACGGGTTTTGAGATTGAACTAGGATCAAACCTAGAAGGCTATTACCCCGTCGTTACCAATGGACTTGAGTTTATCGCCTACACACCGCTAACCCCAAGCGGCAGCGATGGCGTAACCATCCAAGTCCTCAATTTCCTGCCCCCACCCCTAGTCTTTGGTCTTAGCCCCGGAGGCACCGTGGCCGGTGTTTCGCGAATCGATACGATCGCGCCCTTAGCAGGCGGCCCGATCAACTCAACCGGCACCATCTCCTTACAAATGCCGCTGGCGATCCAATACGGGGGCACCGGCGCGATTACACCCGACCTTGCAATGGACGCGCTAGCTGAAGTGTCCGGCTCGACGGTCGGCCTCCTGGCGCGTGACGCGGCCGGGAATTGGATCATGCAGCCGCTCTCGGCCGGCGGTCCTCCCTCGTTGCCGGTCTCGATCTTGGAAGGTGGCTCGGGCGCGACGACCGGCTTTCTGGCCCTCGATAATTTCACCGCCGCCGGGTCACAGGTTGGCGTGCTACAGCGAAACTCCGGCGGCGCATGGTCCCTGAGCGCGGTCGGCACCGGCACCATAACCGGAGTGGTGAGCGGCCCTGGCCTTTCCGGCGGCGGCGGCTCGGGCGTGGTGACGGTCGGGTTGGCGATCCCGGTCGCGGTCGCGTCCGGCGGCACTGGTGCGACGAGCCGCCTTGCCGCGCTCGACAATCTTGCGGCGGCCAGCGGGGCAGATACCGGGGTTCTGATCCGCATGGCCGGCGGGGCATGGGGTCTCGATCAGGGCGCGCTCGACGTTGGGATGGGTGGCACCGGCACGGTGACAAACCCCAATGACGCGATCCTGATCGGCTCGGGTGTGGCGGCGATCCGTGCCAGCGCCGCAACCCTGACTGCCGCCGGGACATTGACGACTCCCGTTGGCGCGACGTTCGGCGGTGCGCTTGTGGTGTCCCCCCTATCCGGCACCAGCGACGTGCAGATCAGGGCGGCGGCGGGACAATTGAGCCAGATCACGCACTACGACGGGGGGGTGCTGAAATTTACTATCGGCAAGACTAATGCGAACGGGTTTGTCCTATACGACAATGCGCATGCAACACCGGCATTGTCGATTGACGCGACAGGTTTGGTCAATCTTGGCGAGAGCGGCGTTGCGGGAGTGACGGTCGGTTCTGGAACAGACCCCGGCCCCAACAATCTTGCAGTAGCGGGCACCATTGCGACACGCGGGGCGACTGCATCCTACCTGATCGGTGACCAGGGCGGTGCGGGGCTTGGCTGGGAGATGTACGGCAGCGGTTCTCTCGCGGCGTGGCGTTACGGTGGCGCGGCTCAGGCGTGGCTCGACACCAATGCAAACCTCACGATTATCGGCCCGACAGCGGTAAAAGCCGGCGGCGGCCCCTGGATTGCGCCATCGAGCCTCGAATTAAAGAGCGATATCGCGGCGTATGACCGGGGCTTGGCCGCAGTCATACAGCTGGAACCAGTGCAGTACTCCTACAACGGCCTGGGTGGGATGCCGCAGGGTCAACAGTTTGTCGGGCTGGCGGCGGAAGATGTCGCCCCGGTAATGCCGGAAATGCTGGTGCCGCTGCCGCTCGGCGCAGCGGACAAGGCGCCGGTCTCCACGATGGGCGTGGATACCGGGCCGCTGCTCATGGCGCTGGTCAATGCGGTGAAGGAGCTCGCGGCCCAGATCGCGACATTGCAAGCGCAGGGGAAAACGTGATGCCATTTTTCGCAGGGCGCAGGAACGGCGGCATCGAGGCAGACAACTTACCCCTGCCGCCGGCCGGGGGAGACGGCCCCGGTGGTGTTCCGCCAATGGCCTCTGGTGAGGTCACCGGGTTGCCGCCGTGGGTCGAATCGGCGGTGAAGAAATTGCTGGCGTCCGTGCTGCCGCAGTTTAAGCCGCTGATCGACAAGACCGAATTAGTGCTGGCGGACGCACAGACAACGCTGGCCGGCTTGCGCCAGGAACAGCGCCACACCCAGGCCGAACTCAACTCGCTGCGGCTGGCCCAGATCGAGACGATGAGCCAACTCGCGGCGCTGAAGGCCAGCGTGGACCGGCTCGCACTGCTTAGCGCGGACCCGGACCCATGATGACGCTCGACGCACTGTCGCTAACCGCGCTCGAAGCAGCGGCGCAGGCCGGCGGCTCGCCCGGCGAGTTCGGCCCGCTGGCGGGACCGGATGACCTCCCGTTGCTGGTGGCGGTGCTAGAGGCGGAAGTGACGATTTTGCGCGGCCGGATCGAGGCGTTGGAGGCAGCCAATGGCTGAGGAAGTCGGGCACGTCATTGTGGAAAGCCAAGAGACTTCAGCGCCGGCAGCGGTCGAAACAGTGGTTGCTGCCGAAACCGCCGTGGCGCTGGCGGGCGCCACAGCGGCGGCGGCAGAACTTGACGCGGCGGAACGCATGCGCCGGCTGGAATCGGAGGGCGAGGAATGGCGGGGAAACTTTCAAACGACCCTGCAATCCGTGAGCGACAGCTTGCGAACCTTGCGGGAGGACGAATTGCAGCGGCACGAGCAAGAGCGGCTCGCGCTCGCGGCGAGCTTCCAAAGCTTGAGCGAACGGCAGGAAGCGATGGAAGCGCGATTACAGTCATTGATCCCGCCGAAGTCGGAAGTGGAGAAAGTGACGGGAGAGGAAGTGACGGAGGGGCCGGACTTGGGAACGGCGACGGAAGTGGAAGCGGGGCCGGTATCCTTGGGCGCATCTTTGGGAGCGGACGTGGAGACGAACAGCACAAGCAGCGCAAGTCATCCAGTAAGACGAAGGCGCTGGATTTAAGCTCTATCGAAAGCCTGTTGCACTCATGTTTCTTGGTGCTTTCCTTCAAAGCCGGCAATCACTGGGAAATTTCACCAGCCGAAGCCGGCCAACTCTCAGTTGCCGTCGCCAATGTGGCGCGCCATTACCCGATTGCTTCCAGCCAAAAGGCGGCGGATTGGGCGCAACTCGCCGTTGTTGCCGCGACCATCTCGGGGCCGCGCGCTCTGCACTCTTGGACAACACGCGAGCCTATCGCGCGGCGAGTGCAGCCGCAGCCGGCCCCCGGCGCGCCCCAGCAGCAGGCGCCGCAAACCCCCTCGCAGGTCGATCCGGTCAGTATGGCCGCGTCCTACGCCACCACCGGGAGGGCTTGAGCGTGCCCCTGGATGTTCCCCCTTCCAGGGCAAGGCTCGCGGCCCCGGCCTTTTGCCTGCCGGGGCCGCGCGACCGGCTCGCCGTGCTCGGGCGCACCGGCTCGGGGAAAACCCATTTTGCTGCATGGGCGCTCAGTCATGGTAATTGGGACAAAGTGCCGTGGGTCATTATTGACTATAAATTTGACCCGCTGATCGCCCAAATTCCGCAACTTGAAGAGCTAAAAGTAGACGCGAAAATCCCCAAAGCTGCGGGGTTGTATGTGGTGCATCCAACCCCGTCGCAAACCGCGGAAGTGGAAGCCTTACTATGGCGAATATGGCGAAAGGGTCGTACCGGGCTATGGGTGGACGAAGGCCATATCCTTCCCGACAGAGGGTCTTTACAGGCATTGCTTTCGCAAGGCCGCTCCAAAGCAGTGCCGGTGATAATCCTCAGTCAACGCCCGGTGTGGTTGAACCGCTTCGTGCTATCGGAGAGCGGATATTTCTCGGTCTTCGCGATGAACGACAAACGCGACAGGCAAACCATACAAAGCTTCCTGCCGGGCCTCGACCTGGAAGAAAAACTTCCGGCGAGGTATAGCTACTACTATGATGTCGCCGGCGACCGGGCTTTCCTGATGAAGCCGGTTCCTGGCCGCGACGATATCTTGAACAGGTTTGTAGAACGCAACCCGCGACACTCTAGAATGAGGCACATCTAATGGACCGGGTATTTCTGCAATGGAATTTTGAAAATTGGGTCACGGTCATTTTGATGGCTGGCCTCGGGTTCGGGTTGTTTGCGATCCTCGCCCAAGTGTTCAAAAACCTGAAAGCGGGAGGTGTCTAGATGCCCGACCGCTGGATCAACTGGGGCTTGATCGCAAACCCCGCAAATTGGTTTGTCGTTTTCTTGATGCTGGCAATCGGCAGTATCGCGGTAACGGCAGTCTATGCCTCATGGTCTAGCAATCAAGGATAGTGCAATGGCGCAAAGCATGCCTCAGATCACCCCGCAGCAGCAGAACATGCTGGCGCGGAATGCTGTTATCCGGCAAGCGGTCAATATGTGGCTGCCAATTTATACACAAACATTCTCGGCCGCGAACAACCAAGGGCCGGGCACAGTGATCAATCTGCCTCCGAGGAATGTTGGACTTATCAAAAGATTTGTTATCGAAGTTTCCGGCAACATTGCCGCCGCTACTACTTTGACCCGAACGCTGGTCGGCGGCGGTAATTTCTTCTCGCGGGTTGAGTTTACCGATTTATCAAATCAGCAACGCATCAGCACCAGCTCGTGGCATCTGACCGCGATATCGAGCGCCAAACGGAGACGGCCCTACGCCAGCGTTGCCGCGCTCGACGAGCCGCTATCGGGCAGCGGCGGGCGCGCCCCAAACCCGTTCGGCTATGGCAACACGACGGATGCGCTTTTACTACCGCTAAGCATTACCGCGAGCGGCAGCGCGTTCCGTCTCTGTTTTGAGGTTCCGGTTTCTTACACGGACCACGATTTGCGGGGTTCGATCTACGCAAACGTGACCAATGCGGTAATGAATTTGAGCCTTACAATCAACCCGCAACTGTTTACCGTCACTGCGGCGAGGAACCTGCAACGTGGTATGTACTCGGGCGCGGCAAGTGCCGGCACCTTGACCAATTTCACGATCACGGTACATCAAAATTTCCTGGATCAGCTTCCAATAGCACAACAAGGCGGGCCGGTTTTGCCGTTGCTCGATCTTTCGACCGCGTATCTGTTGAACAACACCGCTGTTTCGGGAGTTGTACAAAATCAGGACAATCCGATTCCTTTCGCGAATTTCCGCGATTTTATGTCCATGTCCGCGATCTACGACGATGCTGCTAACTACACGCTCGGCGGGGCGAACCCGATCAACTATTTTGCCATGCAGAGCGCGAACTATACGAACATATTCAAGGAAGGGCCGATCAAAAACTACTACGACAGTAGGATGATCATCGGAGACGACTTTCCGTTGAGCATGTACTATTGGGACTTTCGCGATAAGCCGGTGTCTACGATCCAGTACGGCAACATGGAAATGCTGGTTAATCCAAACACGGTTACGGACACCACGACATCAATCCTGGTAGGGTTTGAAAGCCTTGCGCTTATCAATATGATTACGCAGGCCGGCTCACTGTACGGGAGCTAAGCCGATGAATGGAACCAATGGAGGTAGTGGTGCAATCGCAAATCTCGTGGACGCGACCAAAGCATGGATCAAGCAACCTTTCACGACTCAGATGGACCTTGTTCACTGGTTTTTGATCGTTGGGGTTGTGCTTGTCAGTGCCGGGCTTTGGACCCGCGTTCTGGTTCACTTTCGGGAGTAAAGACATGGAATCACAACATGTGATCGCGATGGTTATCATTGCGGTTGTTTTCTACTTACTTGGGGCGAAATTCCCAATGTATGCGGCCCGGCTTGGTTTCTGATCGTTGGCGCATTCGACCTGGATTGCCCTGGCCATTATGAGTCTGTTCCTCGTCTACATCACGGCGCGGGGCGAGTTGCCGCAGTACCTGGCAACTGTGCTGGGGCCGTATCCGATGCCCGAAGGCGGCGGCGCGAGCAGCGGCTCGACTGTCGGCGACATTGCCGGGCAGGTCGGCCAGGGATTGGACCTCGCCAAGCAGGCCGGCGGATTGATCCAGAAATTCGGCGGCGCAGAACTGTTCGGCGGCGGCGGCGGCGATGGTGGCGACTATGGCGGCGGCGGAGATTACTAAGTGCCATTTGTGCTCGTGCTCGTTGGTTTACTATTGATCGTCACCGCGATCAGAGGAACGCAAAGTAATTTGTGGAATTTGCTTTACGGTGACATCACCGGGGCAGGAACAAGCGGCAAAGGATTTCTGGTATGGCTCGCGGCAATACTGGCGATAGGATTTTTGGGCTACTACAAGCCGCTTCAGATGCCTTCACGGCTATTGCTGGGCTTGGTGATCCTTGGGATTTTTATTTCAAATCAAGGTGTACTTACAAAGATGGCCGGCGCTTTTACCTCCCCGTTGCCGCAGCCGGTAACGCCTACTTCCGCGAACATGAGTCAGCCGTTGCCGCAGGCTATCCCGGTTGCCGTGACCCAGGCCGGCGGCAAGGGCGGCGGCGGGCCGCTCGGGGAGGCGGGCGAGGTTATCGGCACCCTGGCGAAAGTCGCGCCTTTCTTCTTGTGAACTTGAGGCAGTCAAATGAGCGAATTTGCACGCGGTATTGTCTTAGGAATTTCCGGCGTGCTCGGGCTTGCCATCGTCGCGGTATTGGTCAGCGGGCGCTCGCAGACCTCGGGCGTGATCCAGTCGGCGGCGGCGGGCCTGTCGCAGATCATCCAGGCCGCAGTTAGCCCGGTGACCGGCGGAACCGGCGGCACCACGGCGGCGAGCGTGCTCTCCCCGCTCGGGCTCACAAACAGCACCGGCAACTCCTACTCGATTTGAAGGAAGGCTCGACATGTCACAGATTACGGAAATGCTTCTGACCATCGCGATGGGCATAATTGGCGTCGCGATCTTGGCGGTGATCGTCTCCAAAAATTCCAACACCGCAGGCGTCATCCAGGCCAGCGCCAGCGGGTTTGGCAACGCGTTGGATGTGGCGATCAGCCCCGTGACCGGCGCGACGACCGCACCCAATCTCAGCTACCCCGGCGGTATGGGCACCGGCAATGTGCTTGGCGGGTTCAGCCCGTCACCAATCGTCAATATGTACGGTTGAGCCATGCCCCTCCCCTGGCCTTGGCTGCAACGCCCTCCCGGCGGTCCCGCTGCCGGTGTCGCGGCCGGCGAGCATCTTTGGCCGCGTTGGTCATGCTGGATCGGGCATAGCCATGTCTACGCCAGCCAACCCTACCCCGGCGCGCCAGCCTTCGCCTACGAAGCCCTTGGTTTATCTGAGTTTTCACCGATTGGCCCGGCGACGGTCAACCGCGACCAGCTACGCCGCCTGAGCCCGACCGCGTTCGCCGCCCCCTCCTATCTGACGCAGGGTCTCGGAGGACTGGCACAGGGTTAGTATGCGTCCGCACCGCTGATCACTTCCGGTGTGCAAGCGGAAACCTCGGCCCTTCTCGATCTTGAGCTATTCGACTCGCCCGACAACTGGATCGGCTGATCCCAATGTGGCATCAAATCGAGAGATGGGGCAGCGACCATCCGGTGTTGCTTGGTGGGGCCATCTTCATCATCGGGGCGATCTTGATCTACCTGATGACCAGGGGGAGCTCTAAAGCACCGCAGGAGGGGCAAGACTTGAGCGGCTACTACACCGCCCAGGCACAGGCAACCCAGGCCGGCAATGCCTTCCAAGCGCAACAGGTTGCGGCTCAGGCCGCCATTGCCCAGGCGCAACTCGGATTGCAGGCGGTCCATGAGCGGGTCGCCGGCGATATCGAAATCGGCAAGATTGACAGTCAAACGGCACTCGGAGTTGCCGGCCTGCAAACCCAGGTGGCGGTAGGGGAGACGGCGGCGGGACTGCAACTCGGCACCTTGCAATCGACCCTCAGCGCCCAGGTGGCGCAGGCCGGGTTCGACCGCGATGTGCGGACAATCGAGCTTAACACCGGGGCTATGACGGCAGCGTCCTTGTACGCGGCGAATGTCGCGCTCGGGCAGGCTGGCTTTGCTGCGCAAATCGCGGAGGGAGGCTATGCGGCACAGGTCGAGCAGGCTCGCATCCAGTCGGGGACCGCGCTCGGGCAAGCCGCTTATGGATACCAAACCGCCCGCGACGTTGCCGCCTATGGCAGTCAGACCGCGCTCGGGCAAGCCGCTTATGGCAGCCAAACTGCGCTAGGACAGGCCGCTTACGGAGCACAAACCGCGCAGCTAGGGTACGGAGCGCAAGTGCAGCAGGCGTTGATCGCAGCGCAGAGCGGCGTCATCAACCGCGCTTATGACGCGCTCGGCGCAAGTGGTGGTGGCGTGCAGCAGTTTATTACACCGCTCGGCAGCGGTGAAGTTGCGGCCGCACAAGCGGTCGCCAGCATCCCGGTTTCCAACGTATTTCAGCCCAACTTTTATGCCCAGCCGATCAGGTATCAGTAGATGGCACTAACACAAGGCGAGAATACCGTCCTCCTACTCGGTGCCGTGGCACTCGGCGTGTTGTTCCTGACCGGGCGGAACCGGCCGGCCGCGTTTAAACTAGAACCTTCGGCACAGGCCGACGATCCCGATTATTGGACCACCCCGTTTTATCTCAGAAGCAACGTGCCGGTCGAAGTGTCTACAACTGCGATCATGCCTAATAATCGGTGGGCTAGTTGGAGCTTAGGCGTGCCGCAACCATCAGCGCAACGTGGGTCCGGGTACGGACAATAAGCAAAGGAAGGAAAGTAGAATGACACGAGTAAGAATTACCGGCGGGTTTCTCAACATCGCCAGCGGAGGCGGTCATCCCGACCAGGGCTTGCCGGGTGGCGAAAGCCCGGTTGATCCCGGCTGGGGCATCGAAGGCGGAATGCCGAATCACGATTTACCTATCCCGCCGCCGGGTGTTTGGCCGCCCTTAACCCCGACACATCCAATACAACCCGCACCGGGAGTGCCGCCGGGGGCCATCTGGCCGCCCGTCGATGGACCGCCACCCCGGCCCGGCCCCCCGCTACACCCCGACCAGGGGCTGCCCGGCGAACCGCCATCGCCCGACCAGGGACTGCCCGGTGAACCGCCATCGCCCGACCAGGGGCTGCCCGGTCAGCCCCCCTCCCCGGACCAGGGATTGCCTTCAGGGACATATTGGGTCGTCGCCGGCATCCCTGGAGTTGGCTGGCGATATGTTTGCGTCGATCCGGCCGCCGTTGTGCCTACACCGCACCGCAGGTAAGCCATCATGGCAAGGGCTATCCCCTCCTTTAGCGGCCTGTTTGTAGGGCAGCCGGCCTACTACTCGGGACTGCCGCCGCCCGGTTCCTACCTCCAAAACGCACCTAGCGTGCGCTCGCCCGGCCTGCCCCCGATTGTGGCCCCGACGCCGGGGCGTTGGGGCTTTACCAAGACTGCCACACCACCTTACGCCAACCCGTCATGGTGGGCGGTGCGGGGCCAGAACGGCGACATGCTCGGTTCCTGAAATGTTCTAATTAACAAGAAACCGGAGATCCCATCTCCAATTTCTTTTCTCCGATTTCTTCGAGCGTTGAAAGAAACTTTGGATGGCCTACTGGACGCCCTCGGGACTGCAACGGCTCGCCCAAAGCGAAAGCAGCGGGCGAGCCAACTTGATTCACTACCCGACCGGGTACACCAGCAAGGGCGTGAAGAGTTCCGCGAGCGGGCTATACGGGTTCCTCGATACAACATGGCGGCAACAGGCCCCAAAGGCCGGGGTTGATATCAACCTCTACCCACGAGCCTATCAGGCCCCGGCCAGCGTGCAGACCGCCGTGGCGGCGCAAACGCCTACCTCGCATTGGACCTGTAAAGACTGCAACTCGACCGCGAATAGGCTCGCCACAGACCCGGCCTATGTGACGGCAACGCCCGGCAGCGGCGGCAGCGGTAATGGTGGCGATGGCGACTAT